ATAAGAACCTCTTCTAAATCCGCTGAATCCAAGATTAAGAGCCATATCCTCGCTATTGTTGAATACTCCGTAAGAAGTACCACCATTATAGTGAGCATTAACAGCTCCTAGCATATCATCAAAAGCTAGTGCAGTAGCACGATTCAAGAAAAGCATATTTTCTTCAATAGCGCCTTGCTTGTCAAGATTTTTTAGAATTTCGTCAAAATCTTGTAGGGCAGTTCTGTCAGCACCAGCATCAGCTAGAGTGGCTTCACCAGAGTTAAAGTTTTGGTAGATGTTTCCACGGCTTTCAACAGCAGCAAAAAGACCTTCAGTACCTTTGTAACCTTGATCGTTAGCTTCGGATCCGCTACCGGAAGTAACAGCTAGTTCGCCTTCAACCATTGACATTTCAAGATAATCTTCAAAACGAAGTCTTGTTTCATGCTCTGATTTCAAATACCATAGGTATCCAGAAGCACCGTTTTCAGTAGTAACTTCAACCCATCCGATTTGAGCAGCATCAGAACCAGAAATAGAATATTTATCTTTAATGATAATAGGTGAATTGCTGAATTGTTGGAAACCAGCATCAACTGAACCAGTCATACCAGCAGAACCTTTAGCAAATTCAGAACCGTAAACAAATACTTTTACAGTTACATCAGTACCAGTAGAAAGACCAGCGTTGTCAAGATCCTGAGCAGCATAAGGAGCAACAGTGAAAGTGTCAGTAGTTACGGAAATAACTACAGCTTTAACAGTTACAAGGCCTTCAGCAATTGCTACGGTTTGTCCAGCTCTTACAGCGTGTCCAGCTTCTGTAATTACATTAGTTGCTGTATTAGCAGAAGATGCGTCATAAGCAATATGTAGTCTTCCTTGCTCAGACCAAATAACTTGATCAGAAGCAGAAGGAATTTCAGCACCTACCATACGAAGGAAAGATGATACGGATCTATTACCGTATCTTTCGACTTCCTTTTCGTATACGTCAGGCAAAAATTGTTGGGCGAAAGTTCCGCCACCGCTAGCGCTATCAAAAGTAAGATAGTTACCAGCAAAAAGTGTTTTAGTTGGAGAAGGCGTTAATCCCGCAGGAAACGACCCACTACTTGCAAATAATCCCATTTTTAATTATTTTTTAAATTATTGTCTCATTTTTATTCTTAACTTAGAACTATCGTCTCCACTAATTGCTCGTATTTTAAATCCTGAATCTGTTGTAACCGCTTCATGAGTACCGCGAGGAGCCATATCTATATTTTTTGATTTAGACATAGTTTCTTTAATTGCGTCGGCTTTGCCTTGCTCATAAAAATGATTTGCAATAGAATCAGCATTCATAGCCGTGAATAATGCTTTATGATAGCCCTGTGCATCTGCCATTTCATTATTTTCATTAACAAACTTGCTAACTAATGAATTAATATCAGACTGGGTATTTTTTACATTATTAACGTCTTTTACATTAAATCTATATTTTTTATCACCAACTTTATATTCAAAACCTTTGAATGAGTCGGTAAACAATTCATTTGTTTTTTGTTCAAATACAGATCTTTGTTGTTGAGCTAATTGTTGTGAAGAATCTTGCTCTTCTTTATAATTATTGTAAAACTCAATCGCTTCTACAGCTTCAGGAGGCATGCTTGAACTTAACTTAAGATCAGCATAGTATTTATCCTTTAAGCTAGTTAAATTTGATTTAGCTTCAGCAATACTTTCTTTTAATGCTAATTTTTTTCTTTTTATATCTCTTTCCTCATCAATTTCTTCATCGTATGAAAAAGAATCTTCAATTAGAAAATTTATTTCATCTTCAGCTAAATGAGGTTTTGTTTGACGATAATGCTCTTTTAATAGCTCCATATCGTCCATGTTGCTATAATCTTTATTAAGATTTACATAGTCTTCAAGAGTTCCACCAGTCTCTTTCATGAAATCTACCAATTTGGTAATATTTTCTGGTAAATTGCTGGTCTCTTGATTATTATTTACGCTTTCTGATTCGTCTTTAAGCTTATTAGGAATATCTTTTATCTTGTCAGATAATGTTTTTGTTTCCTCTACCGTTTCTTCATCCTGTACGAGCTCGAGCACCTCATTTTCATTGTTAGCGGTGCTACTTTCTCCGGAAGGGTTTTCAACTGATTCTTCGTTGTTTTGTTTTTGTACTTCTCCGCTAATTTCGGATTCGTCGCGTACAGAAACCTCATCTGTGCTTTGCTCTTGAACGGCATCTTGCGTTTCTTCTTGATTTGGTTGTTTTCTTAAATCTATTTTGATTGTACCATCATTATCAACCGTAATATTGGTATCATCATCTTTAGTTTCAACAGCCGCAGGCTCTTCAATTTGTGTTTCCTGGGCAGTATTTTCAACTGTTTCTTGTAGATTTTCTTCTACTTGTGTTGTTTCGTCAGCCATAATAAAATAATATAAAATTGGTTAAAAAATAAAATTATCTAGGTTCAAACATTTCTAAATTAAATCCACTACCCATTGTATCATTGCCAGCAGATTCAAATGCTTGTTCCCCTTTTTTGTCTTTTCTTTGTTCTATTAGTTTGGATTGTTGCGAAGCTTGAATACGAGTTCTTTCGTCTTTTCTGTCTTCTTTATATTTTTCTCTATTTGTAAATACTTCACCTTCTTTATCTTTCAATGCAATATTTAAATCAAACTCATATTTCATTAATTCTTTTTTCAATTCTTTTTCTTGTTGCATTTTTTGCATTTCAAGATCAGATTCAATTTTAATTAATTGAGCTTTTTGATTTGTAATAGCTTCATTCTTTTGTATTTCTGCTTGGGCAGCAACCTGAGTATTTTGTGAATTAGCATCGGCTTGTGCTTGAATATTAGCCTGTTGCCTTTCTTGGTCTTGCTCTAATTTTTTACGCCTTCTTACTTTTAATAATTGATTAGCAAGCTTTGTATTTTTTATCTCTCTAATATCAATTGCATCTTCAAGATATATTTGATCTTTAGCTAATGCTTGCTGAATATTATTTTCAAGTAATTGTTTTTCTTCTTCATCTGGTGATAATTCAATATAAATACCAAAATCATGTAAATGAAGGTCTTTAATATCTTCTAAAGTACCTACATTAAATCTACCAATAGTGGATATAAGTGCATCTTTAGTTGGAGCAAATTCTAATACATCAGATATTCTAAAGCTAATTGCTTCCGCTGTTTTAGCAGTAAGATATAAGCTAGATTGTAATATATGTCTTGTAGCAGTATTTGAATTAGCCGCTGCTAATTTTTGTACACCAACAAGTGCATTTTTATCAGGTGTTGAACCGTCTCTTGCTTCATTCAATCCTGTTACATCTCTAATCATTTGCAAATAATAATTATAAGTGCTTATTAATGAGCTTATTTTATTATTACCGCCATTAGATGTAAGTTCCTGAATAGGCATTCTGCCAGGATTCATATCACCATCTTGGGTCATTGATCTACCAATTACAGATCCAGTTTGGAAATACATATTAAGTGCTTCCTGAGGATTGTAATTAGTTCCATTTCCTAAATCTATTTCCGCAAGTCCATCCGCATCAAGATATACACCATCTGGTATCATTCTTGACATAACTTGCTGTAGCTTTAAATGTGTTAGCTGAATCATATCAGCAAAACCTGTTATTCTACTAACAAGAGACTCCACACGACCTTTATATATTCTAGGGGCAACTACATGGTAATTCATCATTACTTTTGTAGTATCACTTTTTGGCCTAATCATATTTTTAGCCAATCCCCATTTAAGTAATTTTTTTGTGCCTAATACAAACGCTCCATCATATAATACTTGAATAGACCTTGATTCTTTTGTAAATCTAGATCTTTCATCTTTAGGTGGATTAAACTGATCATTTTTAGCAATTACTTTATCGGCACCACTAGCAGTTTTCTTTACTTTAAATACTTCGTTATTATAAGTTTTATAATTAAAATAAAGAATTTGTATTGTATTAGCATCCATAACAGAGTCTTCATTTATAAATCTGTTATGAGAAGCAGGTGTTTGCACACCTTGTTTTGATAGTTCTTTAAGATCTTCGTCAGTTAATTCTGGGAACTGTTGCTTTAATTCGTTTATAGTTACGCTTTTGACTTCTCCAACATAATATATGTCATCAAAATATGGAGAATAAGTATAAGAATAAACAAGATCAGCAGGATCTACATATTTTATTTTAATACCCTCAGATACATTAAATTCATTTTTTGTACAACCAATACCAATTGTAACTAAATCATAAATAGTTCTTCTACTAGTTAAATCATAGTTATTAGCATTTAGTACAGCATTTATAGCTTGCTCCTCTGCAATTTCAATAGCTTGTTTATAATCAAGCTGCATATGCAATGCTAATTCATTTTCGTCTTGAGGTAATTTATCTTGGTCATTATTATATAAATTAATACCAAACTCACTTTGAATTCTATCTTTAATAGCCTTTGTTTGCATATCTTCAATTATAGACGCAACATATTGTGTGCGTTGATTAACTGAAGACGGATCTTGTGAAAAAGCTTTAATATCATAAAGCCTGTCAGACATACCATTAACTACTATATCAACAAACTTTGGAATAATAGGTACTGGTTTCCAGTCTAAATTAAGATAAGACAAATCACCATTAATAGACAATTCATCTTTATATTTTTTTACAGATTGTTCACCTCTAGCATATAGTCTTAGTCTATGGTATTCATCTCTATTAGAATAGAAACGTGTTGCCCCTGAATCTCTTTTGAACCATTCATGCTCAATAGCACGGGCCACTTTTAATCCGTATTCTTGACTAGCCTTTTCAGCATCGCTTGCTATTTGACTTGGAAATGAACTTTTTAATATTGCTTCAGCCATGCTATCTAATTATTTGCGAATGCATTCCTTTATTATTAAATCTTTTTATTTTTATTTGTACCGGTTGTTGTTCGTATTTGGGTTTCGGATGATATAAATGCCTATTGCAAGCCATAATAGCGAGCCCAGAGCTAATAGTAGCGTCATATTTTGTTCTTTTATTTATATCAAATTTAGCCCAATCATTAAGAGTTCTATTAAAGTATATATTTCCGGCACCGTTTTCATTAAAACCAACATGGTTATTAATATACGTTTCTATTGCCGCTGCGTGAGCTTGTTTTATGTCTTCAGATGTATTTGGTATCCCCCCTATTTCTCTTTCAGTTACAGATAATTTATTCCAAATTTTATCAGGGCGGTTCATTGAAAATCCTCTATAACCTCTTCGTTTTAAATGATATAGTAATCTTGGCTTATTATTTTCTGCTAATATCGGCATACCATAAAATACTATTGCCATAAGTACATCTTCAAAAAACATTTCAGCGGTTTGTGGACGGGCTACGTATTCAAGAAAAAAGGTATTAGGCGGGGCATCTTCCATACTAAATGTTGTTAACCCGTGTAAAGCCCCTTTTGATCCTTGTCCATCAGTTGTGCCGGATATATCATATGAATCACATCCAAAACTACCTATATGTTCATTTCCAGGGCATTTGATTCCATTCTTTATTATTACGTTGTTTTGCAAATCCTTAGGGGGAATCCAGCTAATTAAAAATCTACCATTGGGATTAGGTGTAAAAATTACTTTTG